ATAAAAGCCTAAGCCGAATTGCCGTAGTATTTTCACACCGCGAGCGAGCGCCTAAGACTTTCAACGGCTGGCCCGTAGTAGACGGCGATAATACGGACGTTCGCCACCTAGACGGCACTAGAAAGATTGTAGGGCTTTACGCTAAAGGGCAAGCAAAGAAAGATGCAAGCGGTTTTGTAGTCCAAGTATAAAAAAAAGGAGCTAAAAACATGAGCCATTACCCAGTAGGCACAAGGTTTAAAACTAGGGGCAAGTACCCTAAAGAGTGTACCGTCATAGATTATTATACGGTTACCAATTTAGGTGGTGATGTAGTAGATAATTATTATGTCGCCGAATATGAATTCATGGGACAAACTATCATTGATAGGAATGTACCAGTTTGTACAATTGCAATGGGGTTAATAAAATGAAAATCAAACACGATTACGTTCACAGCAACCAAGAACCACAGCCCGAAACCATGCTAGAGGCTATACTCGCAGGGCTTTGCTGCTTGGCGTGTATCCTATTATCTTGCGCTTATATCTACATTCTAGGGGGTTTATAGTGAGAATAGTAAAACTAAGTATTGAAGAGACCGCGAATTGCTTGCAGTCCTATGACAAATCAAGATGGACACATAATGAAGCCTTCGCCTTAGCAAATTATTTGCATGAGTATGAAAGGCGTCTAGGTAGGGAAATTAATATTGATTTGTTCACAATTTGGAGGGATTGGAGCTGTTATAGCAATTTAAAACAACTGAGGATAAGTTTTCCGGATTGTCCTAGCGGCTATAATGCGGCAGTCGATTGGTTACGAAGCCGCCAACACGTCATACCCGTAAGCAATGAAGAGAACGATACAATACTTATTGCGTCACTATATACACTAGAGGATTTATAATGAATACAATTAATGAGCAGCTTCGCGCCATGTTTTTAGATTACTTTAATAACTACTTGTCAGTGGCTAAATTTGCAGAGCATAACGAGATAAGCGAAGCGGTAGCACTCACTATCATCACGGCTGGTAAAGAGTTACACGAACAGCACGTACAATCGCATACGGGTATAGGGGGCGCGTAAGGAATATGAATACAATCACAGTGAAAATAAAGAATGTGTTCGGTAATGAGCGCATTTACCCAGTATGCCCTCAGGCCAAGTTATTTACACGCCTTACAGGCCATAAGACCCTAACACGCCACGCTATAAGCCTAATCAAGGAGATGGGTTACAGCGTCACACAGGAGGTCTCAGAGCTATGAATGACAACGCCTATAAAAATATGGCCCATATGTTAGCAGACTGGGCGCTTACATATGGTAAAAGTAAGCGAGATGCTTACAATTACATGGATAGGATTCTTGTACTTGATGAGCTAACCCGTGCTATAATGGTACAGACTATTAACGAAAGTATAGACAAAGTGAGGTCTAACAATGAGTAAAGTAACTGAAGAAGATTTGAAGCGGTCTCAGACTGCTGCTGACTATGCAATCTATTGTGCGATGCAGCAGATGTTGGTACACCCAACAAGTGAGGCACAGCAGAGATTGGAGCGTGAATACGGTATAGCTAACGCCGAGGCGGAGTTAGTTTTACAGGCCCAACAATGGGCGCAAAGTTACTAATGCGCTGTATTGCGTGTGACGTATTGCTTACGGACTATGAAAGTACCCGAAAGTATGGTGCAGGACATGAGCTAGACGGTGGTTTCGTAGACTTGTGTTCTGTATGTTTTGTATCGGTTAACGATATTGAACCGTTACATACTGATATGTTGGTGGATAGTACGGTATATAATGAGGGTGAGATTGAAAATTAGATTTTATTATAGCTGATTTTTCGGCTAAAGGATACGGCAAACAAGCCCCCAAACTAAAAGGAGAAAATAAAGTGAGTAATAATGAAGTAGTAAGCCCATCGCATTATACAGTCTGGAAGATGGAACCAATAACGTTTATTATGGAGAACCGTATGGAATTCTGGCGTGGTAACGTCATTAAATACGTGGCGAGAGCAGGCTTTAAGGGTGATGAGGTACAAGACTTAGAGAAAGCCATACGCTACTTAGAGATGCGTATAAATGAGCTATCAGGCGCACCCATTACGCACCACCATAAGCAACCAGTGGACGCATTAAAAGATGACTAAAGAAAAACGTAACTACGGTGACCAACACAAGTTTTGGTGTGATGTAGAGATGCAGAATGGCCACATTGTATCCTTCGAGGACGATAAGTTTAAGAATAAGACGCAGGCTTTAAATCATGCAGTTGCACAGATGGAACCATTAGGAGATAATTGGATTATTACTACGTACCGTTGCCAGCAACCTAGTGTTGTTAGGATTGCTAAAGGCGGTGAATTATACATTTACGACCCAATAGGGGAGACATACAATGGCACAAGATGATTTTGGAAACGAGTTCGAACAACTTCACTTAGACGAAAACACCCGTGATGAGTACGCATTGAGTTGGTGCTTAAGTGAGGCCTCAGCGTATATTGAGCGCCACGGCATTGAGCGATTTCTGCACGAATTAAGAGTGAGGTTAGAGCAATGAGAGAACCTAGTGATGATTGGCAAGACGAGTATCAGAAACAATTCTTAACTTCAAGTGAGGAAGATATGTTACTAGATAAAACAGATGAGCTAATTTGCGATGACATACAGATGTTATTGATGGACGCTATGGCGCCTAACGAGGGCTATAAGATTAGGCATGATGAATTGCTAAAATTACTTAGCGAGTGTGATGGTGGTGACTTCAGTGGCTTTGGTGAGTATCTATACCTTATGTTGCTAGACCATGCAGGTGAGGAAGCTATGAGGGAGCTAGACCTATGACAGATGCAGTAAGTAAAGGTAGAAAAGATGAATAAGAAAAAACATCAGACCAAAGGTGCATGCGCCTATAAGACTACGTGTTCTAACTGTGGTAGTGGGGACGGCAATCAGGTTTACGTTCAGGAGGACGGTTCCTTTGACGCGTGGTGCTATGCCTGCGAAACCTACGACCCTATGAATGATGGTGGTAACGTAGTACCGATTAACCAAATTAAGGTGGATGGTAGAATGAAAATGGAAGACGTTGGTAAACTGCCTACCCTAGCGATTAAAGACCGTGGTCTACGCAAGGATATTGTAGAGAAGTTTGGCGTTAGAGTGGCAGTGAGTGAATTGGACGGTATCTCAATCACGCACCACTACTATCCAGACCACCGCAATGGTGAGCTGATAGGCTACGAAGCCAGAGAGTGTGAAACCAAATCCTTTACGGCAGTTGGTGATAGGAAGGGTGATTTTGATTTATGGAATCAGCACAATGTAGTCAAGGGTAAGAAGTTATTTATAACTGAAGGACGCTTGGACGCTATGTCATTACATCAAGCCATAGTGGACAACATGCCCAAGAAGTACCTATCCAAAGAGCCAGCCATTGTATCGCTTACACGTGGTGCTAGTTCTGCGGTTAAGGATATTGTAGCTAATCGAGAGTTCGTAGAAGGATTCGATGAGGTTATCCTATGCTTTGACTCGGACGATGCCGGCAAGAGAGCGGTAAAGGAAGTACTACGCACATTCCCTAGATTTAAGGTGGCCAAGTTATCCGAGAAGGACGCTAACGACATGCTACTCAAGAATAAGGGTAACGAATTGTACCTGTCCTGTGTGTGGGACTCTGAATACGTTAGACAGGGTGAAGTGGTAGACGTTAGGGACATCATCACTAAGGCAATGGAACGCCCACAGATGGGCATCAGTTTCCCGTGGCCTACTGTCACCAAAGCAACCTTCGGGATTAGACCACACACAATTCACGTAGTAGGTGCTGCCCCTAAGATTGGTAAGACTGACCACGAACATCAGTTAGTCCACCACCTTATCTACCAAGAGAAGACTAAGGTCGGCATGTTTGACCTTGAGAATTCGCCAGTGCGTACTGCCAAGAAGCTGGCAAGTAAGGAAGCAAGGCTAGACTTCACCCGTCCAGATAAGGAATACGAAGACCAATTACTACACGATACATTAGTGTCTATGGACGGCATGGTTAGATTCTATGACCGTGGTGCTAGTAGGGAGTGGGAGGATATACGGATAGCCATCGAGGAGATGCACCTCATTGATAACATCAACATTTTTATCATTGACCCATTGACCGCATTAATCAGTAGGTTTGCTGCAAGTGAAGCCAATGACAAACTGAATGAAATCTGTACGGATATGGCTGACCTTGTGAACCTCTACCCTATTACTATATTCTGTTATAGTCACGTAAACCCTAAACCTAAAGGGGCTAAACCCCATGAGGCAGGTGCTAAGGTATTTAGCTCGGAGTTTACTGGTAGTAGGGCGATGGAGAAGTGGTTTCACTACGGCCATGCCATTAGCAGGGATAGGACTGATGATTGTCCAGTGGAAGAAAAGAACATGAGCAAATTCTACATGCTGTTTGACCGCGAATATGGACAGTCGTACAATGCAGACGTATATTTTGATGAGCCAACGGTAACTTACTTAGAGGCAACTAAACAATGGAACTAATAAAGAAAGATAAGGAATTGGCACTTACTCAAGAGGTGTTAAAGGAGAGATTACACTACGATAAGAACACTGGTGTTTTCACTTGGCTTAATGTTAAGGTAAACGCAACCAATGTGCGTGGTAAAGTGGCAGGTAATACTAACAAAGTGTCTGGCTATATTGTAATAGGCCTCACTCCAACGGATAAAACCTATTGGTATACGGCACATCGGTTAGCGTGGTTGTACGAATACGGAGAGTTTCCAAAGGACGGTTTAGACCATATTAACCATGTGAGAACCGACAACAGAATAACAAACCTACGCATAGCTACTCATAGAGAAAATGTGAGAAACAAGAGTATGGCTTCTAATAACACTAGTGGACATACTGGCGTATCCTTTAATAAAGCTACGAATAAGTACTTCGCTTACGTCCATGCCGATTATAAACAAATTAATCTAGGCTATTTCGAAAACATAGAAGACGCAGCTAAAGCAGCTAGAGAAGGCAGAGAGCATTACGGCTTTCACGCAAACCACGGACAAACTAATGACTAAACTAAAAAGAAAGATACTAAATTGTTTAGACCCTAACTATGTTAAACGTGATGCTGAAACAGATAGATTTTTTTTTGACGCTATTTATGGAGAATTTTTTAACCATACACCAAAACTCTATATAGTTGAGCCTTATTTTGATTGTCTTAGAAACCCCAAAAGAATTTGGTCTTTGACTATTCATGATGTAGATAGTGACGAGACAACTGTATTAAGAAGTTATGCTCAAATGAGAATGTTCTTTTATACCCTTGTAGCTCATCAAGCACATGATAATGTAGTAGGCGATTTAAGGTTTTCATATCCTGACGTTGAAAAAATACTAAAAGAAGATAACCTTATGCCCAAAGAATTAAGAATTGTGAGTATAAACTGGAGTTATGATTAATGACTGATTATGTTATAGACATAGAGACTGACGGCATAGAGGCCACTAAGATACACTGTATGTCTGTGTCTGGTATGGCAACTATGACTAGCTATGAAAGCATTACCAACTTCTTAAACAGTTTGACTACTGAAGACCGTATCATCGGCCATAACTTTATTCGTTACGATAAGCCAGTGTTGGAACGCTTGTTAGGTATAAAGATTAAGGCACAGATTGTGGACTCCCTAGCACTGTCTTGGTACTTGTATCCTGAGATTGCCAAGCATGGCCTAGCACAATGGGGTGAACGCTTAGGTATTTCCAAGCCAGTAGTCGAAGACTGGGAGAAAGCTGACCTGCAAACATACGTGCATCGCTGTGAGGAGGACGTAAAGATTAACCACAAGCTGTGGCTTATTCAAGAGGAGTACCTAGATAAACTTTACAATGGTAATCCTGACAGACTGATTAAGTACCTATCACATAAGATGAACTGTGCCGCAATGCAAGAAGCAAGTAAGTGGAAGCTGGACGTAAACAAAGCCAGCAATTTACTTGACGAACTGTTAGGAAAATACACAGTTGCAGTTGATGACTTGGCTAAAGTAATGCCACGAGTACCTAAGATTGCAAAGCGTAAGCGTCCAGCTAAACCATTTAAGAAGGACGGTACATTGTCTGCTACTGGTGAGAAGTGGCAAGAACTGTGTGAGGAGCGTGGCTTAGACTTTGCTCATGATGAAATAATCGAGGTGGTGGTAGGACACCAAGAGCCTAACCCTAGTAGTGTACCTCAGTTAAAAGCATGGCTGGAAAGCTGTGGCTGGGTTCCTGCTACTTGGAAGTTTAAGAAGGACAGTGGCAAGGTAGCACAGATTAAGAAGCCAGACGGTGACTTATGTGAATCAGTGGTACGGTTGATTGAAGACCACCGCGAACTAGAACACCTACACACAATGACAGTGGTTAAGCACCGCATTGGTTTAGTGCAAGGCTTACTGGATAACGTAGACGTAGATGGTTTTGTTAGGGCTGAGATACAAGGCTTGACTAATACCCTACGGTTTAAACATGCAGTGTGCGTAAATCTACCTTCGGAACGTAAGCCGTACGGTAAGGAAGTGCGTAGTTTATTTACAGTGCGTAAAGAAGGACACACACTATGTGGTTCTGATATGGCTAGTCTGGAGGACAGGACTAAGCAGCATTACATGTGGGACTATGACCCTGAGTACGTTAGGGCTATGACCACCGAAGGCTTTGACCCTCACCTTGACTTGGCTTTATCGGCAGGTGCTTTAACAACTGAGCAAGTAGACGAATACAAAGCAGGCAATAAGACTGATGATGTAACACAGCTACGTCATAACTATAAGGGTGGTAACTATGCCTGCACGTACGGAGCTGGTGTTGCCACGTTATCTCGGCAGTTAGGTATCAGTGAGGCTGAAGCCACCAAGATACACAAGGCCTACTGGAAGCGTAACTGGGCACTGAAGGAGATAGCAAAGAATACGGGGGTGCGTAATGTAGGTGGTGTACTGTGGCTATATAATCCAGTCGCCAAACTGTACTACTACCTCAAGACCGAGAAGGATAAGTTCAGCACACTCAATCAGGGTACGGGTACATTCTGCTTTGATATGTGGGTTGCCTTCATTATCCAGAAGCGTAAGCAGCTAACCGCACAGTTTCACGATGAGGTTATCTTGGAACTACAGGAGGCTAAACAAGAAGAAGTATCATTACTACTAAAGGAGGCTATACAAAAGGTAAACAAACTGTTAAAGTTAAACCGTGAGTTAGAT